AATGAAGTGTACTTTATCTTTCTTCAAATATCGGCAATCGAATAAGTATCTTGGTTTATCTGAAGTTACTGGATATCCAGTAGGTAGTTTTGTAGTGTTTGATTTTGTCATTTTTGATTGTTTTGACATTTTCGGCTTGGATTCGATAGTTGTCCAGCCAGGTTCGCTTTTGAATGTATTCTCAGGCAAACTCATATTATTAATTCATAAATTTATGTATGAATAATATTTATTTTTCAATTTTTTATTAATGATCTTTCAAAATATTCTATTTTTGTATCGTCCGAAATATCTTTATTATCGACATTTTGATTATAAGTAGAATAATTTATTGGAATATATTTGATATATGATTCATCTAATAGATATTCATATGGTTGAAATATATAATGACATAACATTACAAATTTAGGTAAGCTCTTATATAAATATTTTAAATAAATTTTATTTTTATTTATTAATTCTATAATAAGAGTTTTATATGTTGTATTTTTATTTATGTAATTTAATAAATTAAAATGTATGCTAGAAGTATCAATTTTTGATTCTAAAAATAATATTATTTTCTTAAATTCATAAATATCAAGCTCACCATCACCTTCAATATATTTTGTTTTATTTAGTATAATATTTTCAAGTAATTTATTAATACCAATTTTAAAATAAGATTCTTTAATGCCTTCATAGTAAGGGAAAATTTTAATTAAATTAATTTCAAATAAATTACAAAATAGGGCTGAAATTAAATTTATATCATCATTTTCTTTAAAATTTAAAAATCGAGATGGGTAATTAATTATTAATTCATTACCAATTTCAATAAACGTATCTAATTCTTGATTATTATCAGCAAATGAAAATAAAAAAAATCCGTTTAATATATTATAATAATAAAAATCCGAATATAATTCAGTACTATCATAATAATTAAAATAAAATAATTTTCTTTTATTATTATATTTTATATAACAACTTTTATTTATACCTCCAAATGATTTTATAAAAAAATCTATTTTTTCTTCTAAAGTATCACCTATTAATTTAGTTTTTAAAATATCGAATTCAGGTAAATTAACAATTTCATATTTAGGTATTTTAATATCTTCAATACCTATAATTTCCAATTCATATTTTTTCTTAATACTTCTTAAATATTTTTTTTCAAATAAATAAAATTCTACATCATTATCAACTGACTTTAATTTAAATTTAACGCCAGGTTTTATGATAACTTCTTTTTCCTTATTAAAAACACTATCTGATTCAATTGAAATAAAATAACCGTTAAATTTTGATGTTAAATTAATTTTTAATAAAATATAACCAAATTCATTATTTTGAGCGTTTATATTGGGTTTTCTAGTACATGACATAAATGAATCATTTATATATATATCTCCTACATTATTTAAATTTAAATAAGAGTCATCATTAATAAATCTAAATACTAACTTATCATTATCTAACTTTGGTATATCTTTAATTAATTTATTTAATTTATTAATTTGACTAATAATAATATTATCATTATATTTTTGATTATTTCTTAAATATTTATTTATATAAAAAGCACCATATAATGAAAAGAAACTTATTAAACTTTCACAATTATGCTTTTTAATTATGGTTTTATGAGAATCTAAAATTTCTTCAGTAAATAAAAAAGATTTTATTTTTTTATAAATATTTTCTAATTTATCATCATCTATTGGTAAATCTTTAATTTTTATTATTCCAGTATTTAATGCGGTATTTATAATAGATGATTTTTTTAAATAAGGTCTGATATCTGCATTTTTAATAAAAGCAGGATTTTTAAAATAACTTATATCTTTTCCAATATCTTGTGAGTTATAATAAATTAAATTTAAAAATTGTTTTTCGAGTAAATCAAAATCAAATAAATTTACTAAATCTATTAATTTCTTATCATAATTGTTATCTATTAAAAAATTAACTAATTGATTATTTAGTACTCTCATATTATTGTATTTGATTGATTTAAATATATAATTTTTATGAATTAAGTTAATTTTATCATTAATCACGTCAAACATTGGTATATATATTTCATCTTTAGTCAATTCTTTCTTAATTTTATCATCAATTTTTGATTTAATAATAAATGTACCATTTAAAATATTCTGTTTGTCAGTAAATGATATATTTTTTGTTGTTATATCTTTTTTAGAAATATTATTATATAATTTTAATATCATTTATATAATATTATATAATAAATTTATTTAATCTGAATTACAATTACAATAAGTAATATCATCTGAATTACAAATACATTTATCATTGCATTCACAATCATTATTGCATTCACATTCATTACTAGATTCACAATCATTATCATTTGTAATTACTAAATTACAACAAGTAGTATCATCATTTGATGAATTTTCATCATATTTTTTTCCTTTATTTAAACAATGCCATTTTTTAAAATAAATAAAATCATAAAAGTCAGCATCATTACATAATATATATCCATTGATAACTATATTATAATTACTAATATTAATAACTTTAACAGTTGCACCATCTTTAATTTCAGTAGTATTGCTATTTATACTTTTGTTATTTGACAAAAAATATTTTCTACAAGAATCTCCAGTTATTAAAATTAAACTTTTATAAGGATAAATATATTCACTAGAATATGCATTTGTATTAATTATAATATGATTTAATATTGTTAATCCATCAATTTCAATTCCATCATCTGTCATTTTAAAATTGTCAAAATTTGATGTAATATTTATAATATCACCTTTTAAATTTAATTTACTATTCTCACAATCAGTTGATATTATTTCATTATTTTTATAGTCCTTGGATAAGTATACATTTTCAGTAACATTTAATGTACTTGTTTTAAAAAATAGAGATTCTAAATTCTCATTAAATTTTCCAAAGTTAGCATCTATTTTATTAGCGTATAAATCAAATCTATTATCTGTAGTACCAATATATGAATTATAATCTTCTGGTAATAAATAATTAAATTTACCTTCATTAAAAATTAATTTACCATATTGAAAAGTTTCTATACTTTCCAATTTATTTACTTTTAATTCATCTAGTACTTCTAATTTTTTAATAGTACAATTATTTACATCAATTTTATTACTAAATATATTTACTCTATTAAATTCATTTCCTATATTAGATTCTTCATTTATTGGAATAATACAATCAAATTTATGAATCTTCGTTTCTATTATATCTGATTTTATATTATTCGATAATAAATCTGTAGAAATTAAGTTATTTGTATTTATTGTTAATGTATCAATACTTTGACTATTTATTTTACTAGCAAAAATATTTGTTCTATTATTTTCATTTCCAATAAATGAATCACATGTTTCTGGTAACAATTTATCATAAATACCATACTCTAACTCTAAATTTTCTACTTCTACATTTTTACCTTTGAGTAAATTTATGTTACCTTTATCTGCGGTAATATCATCTGTTTTAACTTGTATTTTAAAATCACCTTTAAATGCAGATATATTATCAATATAAAGTTGTGGTCTATTGTCATCATCGCCAATTTGTGATAATTCATTTAGTGGTGATATTTTATTAAATATAATATTGTTAAATTCACTATGTTCTGATTTTAAATCTTGACATATAATTTTTTTAATATCTGCATTATTAGATAATATATTATTTGAATTCAAGTTATTTGAATTAAATTCTAAAGAATGTATATTTTCAGCTTGTAAATTATTTGATATAATATTAACTTTATTATCTTCATTTCCTATTGATGAATTTTCATTTTTTGGAATAATTGTTTCAAAAATACATTTAGTTAAATATAATTTTTGAATTTCAGCATTTTCAAATTCAGCATTATCTACATCTAAATTTGCAATAGATAACTTTTCAAAATTAATATTGTCATTAATTATTTTATCAAATGAAATTGTTTCAGTAATTAAGTTTTTAAAACATCCTTCATCTGAACATATATTTTTAGAATGAATACTATTTTTACATCCTATACCTCCATTTACAATTAATGCCCCTGAATTTTTATTATAAGAATTTGTTTTTGAAATAATTTTTATAGTCTTATATGCAATATCTTCGTTATGATTCATATATATAATCGAGATTATCTTAAGAATAAGATTATTCTATAAATTAAATTTATATTTTATATATATTTATGGGAGGCGGATTAATACAATTAATCGCTGTCGGAGAACAGGACCAGTTTTTAACTGGTAATCCTCAAATTACTTTTTTTAAATCTGTTTATAAACGTCATAGCAACTTTGCTATGGAAGTAAAAAATCAAATATTTTCAGGTGGTGTATCTTTTGGAAGTTTAAATAGTTGTGTTATTTTAAAAGATGGTGATCTAATTTCTGATATAATTTTAAATATAAAATTAGGTTCTTTAAATAAAAAAACAAATAATAAAGTATGTGTTAAGGACTTAAATATGAAATGTCCATGTAATAATTGTTGTAAAACTACATGTTTTTCATGGGTAAATTCTATAGGGCATGCAATAGTTGAATATGTCGAATTAGAAATTGGCGGATATCAAATAGATAAACAATATGGTGAATGGTTTGAAATATGGTCAGAATTAACTCAAAATTATGAGAAACGTTTTGCATATAATGAATTAATAGGAAAGAAAGAAGCTGCTGGTTTCAATATAAATTCTTTTGATGATAGTTTAGATTTATTAATTCCTATGAATTTCTGGTTTTGTAAAAATATTGGTTTAGCTATACCATGTATAGCAATTACAAATCATGACATTAAATTTAATGTAAAATGGCGTCCTTTTGATCAATTATGGATATCAAATAATAAAAATGCTGAACCAGTTATGCCAAGTTTTGAAGCATCTTTATTAGTCGACTTTATTTATTTAGATTTACAAGAAAGAAAAAAATTCTCTTCTAAAAATCATATTTATCTACTTGAACAAGTTCAATCGAATGGTGACTATTTTTTTAATAAATCAAATAAAAATCCAATTATAAAACTTAACTTTTTTCATCCAGTAAAAGAAGTTGTATGGGCTATACAACGCGCTGATACTTTAATAAGAAGTACTGATGACGATGATGAAGACTTTACATATGGCAATGATTGGTTTAATTTTTCAAATAATAAAAACTTTTCATCTGCTGGAGTTATTGATATTTTTGATACCGCACTTTTACAATTTAATGGTACTGATAGAATGATCCCATTACCTGCTAAATATTTTAGATTATATCAACCTTATAAATATCATACAAAATGTCCAAATAATTTTGTATATTCATATAGTTTTGGTCTTAGACCTGAAGAAATACAACCGTCTGGTACTTGCAATTTTAGTTGTTTTGATAATGCACGGTTAATGTTAAATATGAAAAATAAGGAAATAAAATCTGATTATATTATAAAAATATATGCAATTAATTATAATATGCTAGTAATTACAAAAGGTATGGTTGGCCTTGGATTTTCTTGTTAATAAAATATTATATAAATATATATATATAATATGAATTATTCTGCTGATGGAAATTTCAAAAATAAAATTATAGAAAGATATGAAGAAGCACCTACTAGTGTATCTATTTTTAACTTAAAAGTTGGAGATATTGGAAATGGTGCAGATTGGCCTTCTATTTCACATCAAGATAGAGCAAATCCAAATGATTTCGCATTATCTCAAAATAAAGATGGAACAACTATATTAAATGCTCCATCTGATAGATCATTGCATTTTAGATTAGGTAATAAAGATAAAATGGTAGTAAAAAATAATAATGTTGGTATAGGTATTACTGATCCAGAAACTAAATTACATGTTGATGGTGTAGTAACTGCAAGTGATTTTATTGATACTGATGGAATTTTAACTGCATCTGAAAAGTTATGTATTGGGGAAACATGTGTAACTGAAGATGAATTAAAACAAATATTAAAAAATAAAAATAATAAAAATAAAAATACAGAAGGTGAAGAAAATACAACTACTGTATCAAATGTAGATTTAGGTAATGCTCATGTTGGAAGTCAAGGACATGGAAATGTATGGCAAGGTATATCAAATAAAAATAATGCAAAAGCAAACCATTATGCATTGATTCAACATGATAATGGAACAACAATTTTAAATTCCAAAGCGGGTACAAATTTAAATTTTAGACAAGGTAATGTAAATAAGATGGTAATAAATGCTACAGGTGATGTAGATATGAAAGGTACTTTAAATGGTAAAAAAGGAATGAATATACAAGGAGGAAGATCTTTTTTTAAAGATGCAGAAAATAAAGGTAGGTTAAGAGTTGGTGCTGCATGGGGTATTCCAGGTATATATTCTCAAGATAATCAAGATGTAGTAGTTGGCGTAGCACCAGGTAAAACTGCTCATATTGGTTCTAATAATAAATTTATGTCAGTTAAAGGCGATGGTGATGTCAATATTAAAGGTAAAATATGTATTAATGATATGTGTTTAGATCAATCTCATATTAAACATTTGTTAAAAGATTTTTATTTTACAAGTAGATTTTTGGATATAACATATGGTGCACAATTAGACAATAAAGGGTTATTAACATTAGAAATAGATGATACAGAAAATCTACCAAATGATGTATCAAATGATATTATTTTATCAGCGAAGGCAACAAAAAATGATCATTATACAAGTATGATAAAATGTTTTCCATATGTTCAAAATGAAAAAACTGTAGATTATTCAGTTTATGCAAAAGGAACAGGTCAATTAGAATTATTTATATTTCAAGGTGAAGGAGTTAGAAGGGGATTTTTTAGTTCTAAAAAATTTAATCTAACAAATAATTGGCAAAAATTTACTTTTTCAAGAAAATTTACTGAATCAAATAGTTGTACGGTACGTTTTGATTTAAATAATTTAAATAATAATATTCTAATTACTGGAATTAGTCTTGAAATTAAATAAATTATTAAAAATACAATTAATTTATAAAAATATATTTTTATAAATTAATAGATATGCTCAAACAAAATTTTTCCTTATAGATTTTAAATTATATCTAATTCTTTGATAGACCATATTTCATATTGACCATTTGGCAATGGTCTTTTAATTTTTAATGGAATAACTTTATGTTCTAGTTCAAGTTCTGCTATATCCATAGCATTTTTTACTTTATTACTTTTAATAAAAACTTTTGATCCATCTGATATTTGTTTAGCTCTTGTTCCTAAAATTCGAACTCTTTCATACTTGGTTAATCTAGGAATAGTAGTTCTTTCATTATCAGGGATACGTTTTTCTGTTTTAATTTCAGTGTCTGGGTCATTATAATCAAATACGTCAGTATCTTCCTCATCATAAATATCATATTGAGAATCTGATTTCAGATTCTCTACATTTTCAGAAGCTTCATAATCTTCATTATCTTCATTATCTTCATTATCATCATCATCAACTTCTATAATTTCTTCATTATCATCACTTTCATTTATGGTTTCTGTTCCCATCTCCTGAAATTCATCTTCAGACTCTTCTTCTTTTTTACTACTTAAATCAATATTTTGAATACTAGCCATTTATATATATAATAACTAATATTTAAATAACTTAATTTTCAATTTAATTTATGGTTCCCATGAAGTTAAACATTCACAACATATATATTTTAGATTATATTCTCCTATAAAAGGTCTGTAGAATACAGCTTCTTTTTTAGAATCGTAATTTTTTGTGTTAGTTTTACATGTTTTGTTAGGACATATAAAATCTTTAGTTCTTGGTAATGTTTGATCATCTACTCTTAATTTTAACAAAGATTCATCATCTGACATTTTTTCTTTAATATGTGTTGTAAATATCTTTGTTCCCGATACTAATCTGTTATGATAATTACAATTATTACAAATAAAATATGCATCAGTTGTTTTATCTATACATAATTCATCACATCTAATACCTAATAGATCTTGTTCTTCCTTATCTAATTTTTTATAATTTTTGTTTTTTAATAAATCGCTTTTATTAAATTTTAATTTTATTAATCCGTCATTATTTCCATTTAAAATAAGTTCAATAAATTCTTCAGGAGTTTTAATTTCATTAATATTTGGATTTATAATTGTTTTTGAGATATCTAATGTAAAATTGCATTTAGGACAGAAATACATATTTTTATATATATATATATGAATTTTTTTAAATATTTTAACTTTCAATTTATTTCAATTTTTTTAATTAATTTATTACTAATTAAAATTTATAATATTTATCATAATTATTTGCAGACATTAAATCATCAAATGTTTCTAAAACATTATTATTTATTTTAGCTGATGTATTATTTTCAATAACTATTGTATTTAAATGGAATGATTTTATTATTTTAAATGAAGTCTCTAAAGTAATATTTTTTGTTACAATATCTAATAATAAATCACTCGAATATGAATTATTTTCTTGTCTTTTTACAATATTTGCTCTTATAATACTTAAGATTTCTAGTTTTTTATCTGATTTCATAGAACTAATACGCTCTTTTGTTTCATTTACTACATTTCTTGCATTTACATAATTATATTTATTCATTATATCATCATCAGATATTGTAGCATCAGGGCTTAAATTTTGTAGTTTATTTCTTACTAAAACAATATTATTATCTATTTCGTTATAATATGATGTAAACCAACTATTATCCTTTATTACATCCATTTTAATTGATAAGTAATCATCCAAATTAATATAACTATAAATATCATTCAACATTTCTAACGTTAAACCTCTTGATATAATATTATTTTCAATATATTCATTTGTCGAATCACTATCTTTAAAGTTAATACTTTGTAATAAACTAATTGCATTTCTAATATAGTTTTTAGTTGAAGTATCTGGGATTTGATTTAATATAAATGTGCCTCGTTCATCCCCCTTTAAATTTAATAATAATTGTAATCTATATCCTGCATATTCAATATCTTGTAGTCCGTCCTCTGTCTCCATATATGTATTAAAAGCACTAAATATTGCCTTTTGTAATCTTCTTATATCTGATATATAAAAATAATTTATATCATCACCTCTTACATCTTTTAATAAGTTTCCAGATGGATAAGATTCTTTCGCCATACATGTATTTCTTATTATTAATCTTTCAATATTCTGAATACCATTTTCCATTAAAGATGCTAAATTCTTTCTATTCATTTGTGAAACAGAACTTGCTGAAACTTCCGGTTTTGAACCACTTAATACTATATTATAGTTCGATAACGTATTTGCAATTTCAGAATATATATTATTTTTTACTCCATCATCTAATTTAATCCAATTACTATCTTCATCAGGTGGTATTTTAACTACTAAACTTGCTTTATTTCTAGATCCATATGGTAATTTATTTTGTTTTTTAACTAATTCAGTATTTGCTCTAGAAACTACTAATCTATTAATTAATGCGAATTCCTTTTTAATAGTATCATTACTAGATGCATTAAATGCATCTTCTAAAAATTTAGCTTTCCATCCAATTTTACCTGTAGTTTCAGAAATATCAGTCTCTGGGAAATATACACCTTTTGAATCAGTATATCTACCATCTGATGTTTTTATAGCTAATATATTACCAAGAGGACCGACTATGAACTCATCTGTTGATAGTTCACCTTTATTATCAGAATAAATTAATTTAGACATATCATTTGGATCTACTTTTTTTCTACTTAAAACAACTAATTCATCTCTAGATGCAGACATTTGTGTTTTAGTTGAATCCCAAGTTAAAGGATATGCATTTTTCCATGCGATTGGAAGCTTTAATTCATCTGAATCATCTTTGGTAACAAAATTATCATAGCTCTTAAATAAATTATTATTACTATTTAATAAAATATTATAAATACTATTATTTATTGCCACTAAATCAAATTTTAATTCTAAATTACTTTGATTTCTACCTCTTTTTTCTAATTCGGGAATATACCATTCAAAACTATTTAATAAATCAAAATCATTCCAAGTATCATTCATATAAATTTGATATTTTTTATCCTCTCCTTCACCTACCACTTTTAATATTTGTGTTTTATTATCATCATCAAAATAAATTATATCATTTGATTGTAAAGTACTGCCTGATGTCTCTTCTAAATCACCATTTACATTTATAATTCCTCTTGTAATTTTAATAGGTGTTTTATGTTCAGGAGTATGATCATATAAAAATAATGGTAATCCTAAATCATCTTGTTGAAATAAGCTATTAGAACGAATAAATCTTATTGGATTAATATTATATATATTTTCAATTTTAATATGTTCTAAAATTGTTTTTATTTTATTTTGATATAAATCTAATGACTCTTCCGTTGCTGATTGAGGATATTCATATACACTTTGACCATTTGAATTTATAAAGTTAACATCTAATACTTTATCATCTGAATTATATTCAGTATTATTTAAATTTAATAAAATATTATATATATGATTTTGTTGACTGCTATTTAATGAATTTAAACATTGTCTAGGTCTTTTAACACTATTAATATCTACATTAAATAATCTTTTAATTATACTTTTTTTCATTAATAATACATTACTTGGACTTACGGTAGTATCACTTATTATAACACCAGCTTTATTTATTTTCGTCCATTCCCATTTATTTTGTATAGCTTTTGAATTCATTATATTTGCTAATGCATTTGCTACTAATTCACGATTATTTCTTACTCTATATTTTAAATTATCTGGTAAATTTTCTAAATCTAAAGTATTGATTGTTGAATTTTTTAAATCTAAGGCAGGTTCATTTGTAAAATCATATTTAGGTAATAATACTCCACTACCAATATTTACATCAGCATGAGTTAATAAATTATTTTTTTTAATTAATGTCTTATTATTTATTAAATTTGCTTTAAATTCCGATAATGAAGGCATTGACAATGTATTATTAACATAATTTCTTGTAAAACCTAACACATTTGCATATGCATCGATTTCATCAGCAGTTGTATTAGGATTATAATTTATTATATATTTTTCTCCATCTATATCTACTACTTCATCAGTTGCTGTGGGGATTACTGACATATCACTAGTAACTTTAGTTTTTGTAAATGATTTATTTAATTGTAAATTCTTTAAAACATCATTAAATAATACTATTTTTTCCTCATCTGATAAATTATCATTATCAATAGTTATAGAATCATCTAGTTCAACACTAATTATATCTTTAACTATACCATCCAAATTATTATCATCTACAAATAATTTATTATAGACACTTTCCGCTTTATTTCTTTCTAAAATTCTTACAAATGGTAATGTTTTTGAAGATACTAACATATCTCTTGCTTGCGATTCAGTTAAATTTTTTAAATAGGTATCTGCATTGAATATAATTTGTGTTGAATTATCAATACTTACATCAAATTTCTCTTTTTTACTAGAATTATTCGAATTTAAAATATAAACTAAAACTAAAACTATAATTGCTAAAACTATATATTTATAAGATATACTCATATATATTATAAATATAGAAATTATTTGGCAAAAATAATATTTTTTTCATCTTCTGAATCAGAATCTGAATTATCTGAATTGTTTTTATCTAGACAAAATCTTACACATTTCCATCTATTATTTCTCATCTTTCCTAATTTATCTTCTATATTATCTTTAAATTCACATCTTGGCGGTACTCTTCTTTCAGTATGTGCTTCTTTAGACCACATTTTAAAATCATTATACATTGTTGTTAAATTAATTGCATCTTTCTTGTTATTAGTAATTTCTAATTGTTCACTTAAATATTCATAATAAATATCACTCTGTCTCTGATAATCATTTGTAAACTCTTTAACTTTATCCGGTTCTCTTAATCCTTCTATTTTTACTCTGTTAATATATCTTTCTATTAACATAAATAGTAATGGCTCTTTCCAATTGTCCATTTTGTCTTTTAAATTTCTGTCTTTTTTCCTCTCATTTGGCTCTTTTGGATTATTTACAAACTTCATAGAGAATGGAGCGACACGTAAACGTCTCCATGTACCTCCATCATTTGAAGGTATAAATGGTAATTTATTACATGTTAAAATAGTTTTAAATTGAGGATAAAATTCAATTGGTTCCTTAAATAATGCCCTTGCTGAAATTTTATCATTACCTGTCAATTCTTTCATATGTCCAACATGTATCTTATCATCATTCTCTGGTTCCTGAAATACTACAAAACGTTTACCTTTACAATTCGCCATTTCTGGAGACGCTGCATTAGACGCTGCTCTTGTTTTTGTTAATAAAGTTATGCTTATAGTAGTAGCATAATCACCTATTATTGATTGAAATAATCCAATTGATACTGATTTAGCATTACCACCTGAACCTGTCCATATATGAAAAAATTCATCTGGTGAATGCCCTACTAAACAACTTGCAAAATAATCTAAAATATAATTAAACATACCTTCTTCTGGTTGAACCTCACTAAAAAATGTCTCTATTTGCTTTACTTTCTCATCATTTTTATCATATGATATATAATCAATATTAGTACATAATGATATATAATCATCTGGATATCCCTCTCTAAATAAGTTATTCTTAAAATCATAAACCCCGTTTTTACAACATATTAAATATCTATTTTCATCTAATTTATTATAAAAATCTTCGTCGTGATATCTATGTTTTAACTCTTCTATAACATCTTTTTTAAATTTAACGGTTGTTAACTTCTCCGCTGTTTTTAATGCAGCCTCTCTTTTTATTTCAAATAATTTCTTTTCTTCACCGTCTAATTGTTGACTTCTATAATAATAATAATCAGCCACTTTCTTATATTTTTGAGGATATTCATCATTCAACATTAACATAATTGTTTTAGCAGAATCAATTGTCTGCCATCTATGATTTCTAAATTCATACCATGCTGAATTTTTTATTGAAGCACATTTAAATTTACCTTTATTTATATGATAAAATGATCTTGCTACATCACCACTTGTTCCAGATATTGACCTTCTTACTATATTCTCTTCAGCTTCACTTCTTAATTTTCGAAATTCTTCAGGATTATCATTTTCTGCCCATTTTACTAGTGACCCTAATCCTACTCCACGAGTACCTTCATTTCTCATTTTATCCCATCTCTTCTCACACTCCCCAAATTTAAATTTTGTACTAATTTGACTAAATTCAATAAAATTATCTATCAACAGATCATCTATATTATACAAAGCCCATCCTACTTCCATCCATGATTGATAATTATCAGCTCTATCAACTGACAATAACTTTATTAATTTTTGTGCATATTCTATATCTTCTTCTGTATATTCTCTACTTCTTTTACGCACTTCATAGACTTTCTTCTTCTTAATATTTAATTGTGAAAATTTATCTTTAATTACATCATCATTAATATTTTCTTTATATAATGATAAATCCTCACTGCCAAATTGTCTTATACTCAAAATCCCTGGTAAATTTTCCTTTGTAAATTTCTTTTTAAAATTATATTCTTCTAAATCAATACCTATCACATGAGTTAATAAATATGGCTCACGTTGAGGTTTGCAACATCCATATACGAACCAATTTGTATCTCTTATAATTAACTCATCAAAAATATCACTATATTTATTTAATGGATTTATATTATTATAATAATCGTTCTTTTCAAATATTTCTACTACTTCACGATGAATAATATATTTCATCTCTGTTGATGCTACTATATTGGGATATTCACCATGAAAACCATCCTTATAGATTGTATCATTTGTTTTATTTGGATGTTTCTTCTCTGTAATAAAACAATGAGCATGCTCTGGATCTATATTAAAATATTTATTAATCACATTATTATACACTTCTACTGTCTTTAAAATGTGATCATATGTATATCTTCTTTGATTATTATCAGAGTGATATTTTATATCAATATCAAAAATAATCGGACCTTGGCTTCTAGGTTTTTCCAGTAGATGTAAAGTAGTTCCTTCACTTAATGCTCTTGAAATTAATCTATTTAATCTATCACGTTTCAAACCAGTTAAATAAAAGCTACCAACTGGTGTACCCATTGAATAATGAGATGTCTTTTCATCTCCATCTACTTTTTTAACGCGGTTGTTTTCTAATAATTTATATAATTTGTCGGTATAAGTTCCGGCGGACATACTAATATTTATATTTAAATTTTTCTTTTAAAGCCAATTAAATAAAAATTGAATAAGTTAACTACTATTTAAAAAACTAAATATTTATTAACATAATATGTCAAAAAAAAAGAATAAAATTTATATTAAACGTATTATTTCGGATATTTCCGAAATAGCGTCTGATTATGACCCTAAAATTCATATTTGGTATGATGAAAATAATATTACTAATATCAAAGCATTAATCATTGGGCCACATGATACACCATACGAAGACGGTTTCTTCTACTTTGATATCAATATTCCTGAAACTTACCCTTTTAATCATCCTTCAGCAAAATTTGAGACCATTAATGGTAAAATTCGTTTTAATCCAAATTTATACGAACAAGGAAAGGTATGTTTGTCAATAATTGGCACATGGAGTGGTCCTAAATGGAGCTCTGTTCAGACCTTGAAATCATTACTCCTTTCTATACAAAGTTTATTAGATGAACATCCCATGATTAATGAACCATCATATGAAAATGTTAAACGCGATGATAAAAGAGCTATTGAATATAATGAGTATATTAGATTCAATACATTTGAATTTGCTATTTATGAAATGTTAAAAAATAAAGATCATTTCCCGTACTTTAATAATATTATTGAAAAATATTTTATTGATAATTATGATCGTTTGATAAATAAAATGGAATCACTAAATAAACTAGACGGAGGAATAATGAAAACATTTATCTGGGGCCACACTGTTAAAGTTAACTATAATGAACTAATTACTAAATATAAAGAACTTTATGAAACTCTAAAAGATAAAGATTTTTCTAATATTGAAAAAACATCTGTTCATGTTTCAAGTATAAAAAAACAGTTAGAAAAAGATATTTAAATTATTTTTAAATAAAAGGATAAAAAATTAATTTAATGTATAAAATTGATATTATTACACTTTACATCTAATATACATTTACTAAAATGAATATTGATAAAGAACTAGCTAATCAAGCAACTACATATATATACATACCTAATAATGAAGTAATATCTTTTCATTTTACTCAATATGACTCTCAATTATCTGAAAAGGAATATATTGAAAAAGATTTACTTAATTATAGGGATATTATAATTGTTCCTGGTGATTCTAATTGTTTAGTACATGCTCTATTAGTAGGTTTATATCAAAAAAACTTCAGTAATTTTATAGATATTATAACTACATTATGTACACAATATGAATTGCCAATTAATGAAAATTTAATTATATATAATTCAAATATATCA